CAAGAGCAGCGTTAGAAACAGCATAAGCCTTAAAAGGGGCGGGCCGGGTTCAAGTCCCGGCTATGCTCATAAATTGTAAAAAATGAAAATAGCTAAAATAAAGTTCAGCGATTCGGGTAGAGTCTTTGAGAAAGGCCAGGTGGTAAATCTGCCGGAAGAAAGATTGAGTAAGATTGCTCACCTTTTGGAAGATTCGCCTTCTGAAAAAATAGCGATAAAACCTGAAGCTGAAAAGGTTGAAATGCCAACGATAAGTACCGAAAAAGTAAAACGCAAAAAGAAAGATGGCAAGTAATATAATCATATCCGTTCAGGACAAAACAGCCGGGGCGATAACAGAGCCTGTAACTGCTCAGGAAGTAAAGGATTACTTACGTCTTGAAGGTTTTACCGCAGTTGGAGGCACTGAGCTTGCTTATACGGATGATGATACTTTGATTGGCATAATCATTAAAGCAGTCAGGGAAAAGTTTGAAAAGATATGCGGATTGACTTTAACGGCTACCCGGACAAAAGAAGCTGTTATAACAAACCAGTGCGGAATGATTGAGTTACCGCATGGACCTGTACTTGAAATAACAGCGGCTTTGGATGAGGATGGCAATGATATTGAAAGCGAATGTACTTTGGTTGGCAATATGTGGAAGCATCTGAAAGAGCCTTTGTACGATAACATGACAATAACGTACACGGCAGGCTATGGGACAACCGGACTTGAGTTGCTCCCTTCGGAAATTAAACTGGATATGCTGCGGGCCTGCGCTTATTACTATATGCACAGGGGGGATGACCCGGCGGTACAGACTTTTATAAACACTTTGGCGAATAAATATACTCGTAACGTATGGTTGGCATGATGAAACCCATAAGACTTATTCAAAGAACATCTGCACAGGATGCGGATGGGCGATGGGTGGAAAGCACAACCAACTCGTATAATATTTACGCTGAGTTGCAGAAAACAGGAAGCGGGAGGAGTGTGAATAACGGGCAGACAAGTTTAACGGGAACTATTCAGTTTAAGGTGTTCTTTAAAGATGATTTTGATATTTCAGGCGACTGGAAATTGGTTTGGGCAGGACGGCAGTACACTATCCAGGGTATTGACAGGGTTGATGAAAGACGTTTTAATTTGTTAATAACAGCAACAGCAAGTGGTAAAAGTTAATTTGATAGGATTTAAAGAGTTTGAGGACAAGCTAAAGTCTGCTCCGGCGAAACTTGTGAATGAAGTTTCGCATGAAGTAATTGATGCCGGAAATGAATTTTCAAGATTGGCTAAGAGAGATGCGCCGGTTGATTTGGGACAGTTAAGAGGTGGGATAAGTTCTGTTCCTGTTGCGAAATTGACTGTTGACGTTGTGAGCGCCGCAAAGCATAGTCCTTACATTGAGTGGGGAACGATAACAAAAGTAAAGGTGCCTGGGGAGTTACAGGAATATGCGATACAGTTCAAAGGAAAAGGAATAAGAAAGAACGGCGGGATATTACCGAGGCCGTTTTTCTTTAAGCAGATGCCGATTGTAAGAAAAAAATTCATGGAACGTATTCAAAAGGTTCTTAGTTCAATATGAGAAACGTAACAAAGAAGTTGGTGAATAGTTATTGGGAATTACTGAATGGCTCTTTATCCGTTCCGGTTTATATTGAATCCGTACCTGAAAGCGAAACGGGTAACTATGTTCTTTTAAGAGTGGAAGGCGAAACAAATGTGGATGAAAACGCAAAGACCTGGATAAAAGAGATTGTGGTAATACTTGATATAGTAACTGTTTTTGATAACATGATTGATACAAGTGTGGTGGATGATATTGATGCGGAAATTGGTGTTTTACTTGCAGCCACTCCGTACAGCGGTCATAATCTGGCTGCACAAACGGGGATGCAGATAAACAGGGTGACGGATGAAACAAGTGAATATTTACAAGAGGATGATGGGACGTACAAGTATTACCGGAAGATAACGAGGTATAATAATTTGATAACAGTTCAAAATTAATTACTCACTATAAAACAAAAACAAAATGGCAGACCCTAATTTAGTACTTGGTTCCAGTCTAATCTGGGACTATTCAACCGACAGCGGCGCTACATGGAAAACCGTAGTTTGTCAGAAAAATGCAACGTGGAGCAGTTCACGAAACATTTCAACTGACGAAACAAACTGCGGAACGTTTAAAGCCGCCGGCCCAACAAACGACAGCCTTAATTTTTCCGGCCTTGTTGATACTGCACCTGATGCAGCAGAAGGAAGCTGGACAGAGTTACAGACATTGTACCGGGCAAACACAAAGTTTACAAGCAAGTTTTATGTAGGTAGTGAACCCTGGCTTTCTGCTGAAGGCTATCTTACAAAACTTGACTTGGTAAATGAAGGCCCATCTGCAAACGTTAGCTTCAATGCCACGTTTGAAGTTACCGGCACAGTTGACATAACACCGTAAAACATTTATATGAATAACGGATACATACAAATCAATCTCAATGGAGATATGATAGGGCTGAAGTTTGCCCTTCCAGCAATAAGAATGTGGGGTGAAGCCATGATAGGGAAAGCAGATTTTTACACGGTATCAGATAACAGTGACCCGGCTAATCCTAAAATATCGGTAACGATTGAAGGATTGGCAAAGTTTATTGAGTGCGGTTATATCAATAACTGCATGATAAAAGAAACTGAGCCGCTTTTCAAGTATGAGCATTTTTATGAGTGGGTGGAAAGAAGCATAACAGAACCTGAAATTGCAAAGAAGATTGAGGAAGTAATGAAGTGTTACCAGGATAGCATTTACTTCGTTGAAGCTACAAAAGCCAACGGCGAAGTAAAAGGTGAGGAAGAAAAAAAAAGTTTGATTGGAACGACATAGAGGGAGTTCTTTTATATGAACTGAAATACAGGCGCAGTGAAATAAATTCCTTGCTGATGCGGGATTTATATTTGATATTTCACGGCAGGGGAAATAAGTTCATAGCAGATCAAAAGTTACTAAGGAACGCAACGGCAATAATATCTGACGTAACCAATCAAACAATGGGAGGCAAAGGAGCAAGGGAAGCGGTGTTTCAGATGTGGCCTTTACCCGGGGATAAAGACGAAAACGGAGGCCGGGAAATGACAAGGGAAGAAAGGAGGGCTTTAATAAAGCGGCATCATGAAATTTTAGAAGCTAAAAAGAAACAAGATGGCAGAAATGAAGATACAGATAGGGGCTGATGTGCAGCAGGCGGTTTCCGGGCTGAACCAGGTTGCGGTATCTGCCAATAAAACTACCGGGGCGCTGGCAAAACTTCCCACAACTTCAAACCAGGCCACAAACGCATTATCTAATCTAAGCCGGGTAGCTCAGGATGCTCCATACGGGTTTATTGGTATAGCCAACAACTTAAACCCTTTACTTGAATCTTTTCAGCGGTTAAAAGTATCAACCGGGTCAACCGGAAGTGCCTTAAAGGAAATGGCAAAGGGATTAACGGGTCCCGCTGGTATAGGGTTGGCCATTGGAGTTGTTTCTTCTTTGCTTGTGGCTTTTGGTGATAAACTTTTTGGTGCCGCTGCCGGGATGTCAAGATTTGCGAAGATATTTTCGGAGGCAAAAGATGAGTTTACAAACGCTTACTCAACAGTAGCAACATTAAATCAGCAGATACAACTTGCTAAAGACGGGTTTATTTCAAAAGAAGGAGTTGTAAAGAAGTATAATGAAACGATAGGAAAGACAACAGGGTTAGTTAAAACGCTGGAAGAGGCCGAGCTTGAATTAACAAATAAAGGCGATGCTTTTATACGGGTAACTCTTCAGAAAGCTATTGCAACGGAAGCCTACAAAAAATCAGCCGAGAAACTTTTTCAGATTGAGTTGAATAATGTAAGGGTACAGGAAGAGTCAACAAATGCAACTGGTCTTTATGGAAGAGCTCAGGAGCTTGCAAAACAAAAAATTGACAGTAAAAATGCTTCACTTCAAAGGCAGTCTGATTTATTTAAAAAGATAGGTGACAATGCAAATGAAAACGCTGCTGTTCTTTCTGATTTGTATAAATTAAACTTTCAGGGTGATAATAAAGAACTGAAAGTACCTAAGATAAAAGTAAAACCGGATAAACTTGAAATCCGTCCTGCCATTGGTTCTATTGATCTTGAACTGCCAACCGCTTTTGATGTTCCCGAAATATCTAAACTGCAAAAACAGATCAACGAAAGGTTTAAAGTAATAAATGCTACAATCCCTGTAAATATTGATTTATCAAAGCCTGGCAAAACAAAGTCTGGCAAACAATTAACACCAGAGGAAAAGGCTTTATATTATAGTCTTGGCGCAGATGCAAGTGCGGCTTTTGCCTCCGGTTTTCAATCTGGGTTTTCTGCAATCGGTGAAGGAATCGGAAATATTTTATCTGGTAAGAAATTCGGAAGTGGCCTAACTGAAGCATTGGGAGGGTTGTTAAATGCACTTGGACAGGCTTTAATAAAATTCGGTATTGTTAAAGAGGGGTTGGATAAATTATTTGGCCCTGGCGGTATTGCTATTCCTGGTGCCGTTGCCATTGGATTGGGTGCGCTTGCTATTGCAGCCGGAACTGCGATTAAAAACTTTGGTGGCTTCCGTGCGATGGGTGGCCCGGTGTCCGCTGGCCGTTCATATATCGTAGGCGAAAGAGGCCCGGAGGTTTTTATGCCGTCAAGCTCAGGGAATATTATTCCAAACGGAGCTGGAAGGGTAGGAATGGGTAATATGGCCGGGTTACTCGGACAGGTAGAGTTCAGAATTTCAGGAAATAATCTTGTCGGTGTTTTAAGCGCCGCAAACAGAAGTCAAAGAAGATTAGCATAATGCCAAACGCAAGAATATACAGAGGGACTTGGTTAATGATGGATGATACAACGTCCGTCCAAGTGGATATACACGATAAATCTGTATATGTTTTCCCGGGTGATGATCCTGAAATAATCCCGTTTCAAACTGGCGGAAATCCTTTAGTTGTTTCAGTTATTGACAATGACAGAAAAAAACTTACACCGATAAGGGCAAAGCAGGCGAAGATTGAAATAATGACGGAAAACGGGATAGATATAACAACGTTTTCCAGCGGTCCGGATAATCGTTTTTATGTAGAAATAACCACCGGAGCAAATTGTATCTTTAAGGGATTCCTTATTGCCGCTGACTTATCGCAGACGTTTTTACCACATCAGCAGACTTTGGTATTAACTGCTGCCGATGGATTAGGGTTACTCCGTGATGTTCCTTTAACTGATTTTGACGGCGATAATCCGGTGGGAAAAAACAAGATTATAAAATACATTGCATGGGCTTTAAGCAAAACCGGAAATGATACAAGTTTTATAAAAGCCGCAAATAATATCCGGCATGGTTCGGGCAAGCTGACAAACCAGGCTTTATTTTCCGTAGCAGGGCAGTACATAGTAACATCAGGGCTTCACACAGATTTTTTCTATGTAGGCCAGGAAATAACGGTAACAAACTCGGTAAGCAATAACGGTACATATAGAGTTACAGCGGTTGATAATTCAGGTGTAGTAACTACTGTTTATATTGATACCACAATTACAACAGGTGAACATACTTTAGGTGTTGTATTTACCGATACAAGCAGCGCACATTTTTATGAAACCTGTTATTTGGATGCAAAGACATTTGAAAAAGAGATAGGCGAAAGTATAGACTGCCGTGAAGTACTGGAAATAATACTTGGTAACGATTGTTTTCTCACTCAATACTTGGGCGATTGGTATATTATGCGAATAGATGAGTATGACGAAAACCTGTTTGACTTTGCCACTTTTGAGAATGACGGTACTTTTGATTCGTTTAACGAAGATTATGACCTTAGTAAGTCAATAGGTTCAACTGAAGATTTGCGCTTTGTAAACGCTGATTGTAGTGTAGAAAGAGAAAGGGCTTTAGGATTTGCAAAACTCTCATATAACTATAATTCGCCCTTAGAAAACCCTTGCAATATTGATTTCAGTCGTGGAGATTTAACGGCCACAATTTCAGCCACAGAAAAAAGATATGAGCTGGACTGCTGGACTTTAAGGGCTGGATTCCCCGGCGGGTATATCAGCGCCGGCGGTACTACTGTTTACCTGAAAAGAATATTTAATGATCTTAGTTACGAAACAGAAAGATATATTGTTTTAACTCCGAGAACTGTACACGAAAGCGGAAGCGCAGAGCCTACCTATATTGAAAGCGAAGGAATACCGGTTCATGAGAAAGATAAATTTTCCGCTTCTATTCAGTTCAGATTGCCGACTAATATATCAACAGGCGGAGGTAATTTCAGATTATTCAGATTTATTCTTGCCGGCGATGACGGCAGTTATTGGATATTAGGAAGGCCGTCCGACACTTCCGGCAGTGATGATACACAAACCTGGTACGATACCGCAGGCTGGACATTAAACACGGGACGTGGAAAAACTACAATAGATTTTGATACGGTAACCGAAACGGACTGGCAGACTATTTCATGGGATGCACCGCCGATTCCGGTGGATGGTACGCTTTACATTTGGATAAACCAGTTCAACCAGTTAGCCGGATCGGATGACGATAAAGATATTTACTACTCCGATTTACAATTTGATTACATCCCATACATAAATGGTTCTTATCAAAAGTACAGCGGACAATATCAGAAAGTAACCAGAACAGAACCCGGTTATTTGAACAAAGTTGACGAAGAGGTGTTTATGAGTGATTCGCCGAAAAAGATATTCAAAGGCGCTATGTTCCTTCTGATAAACGGTGCTTATGTTTTGACAAACAGATTTTACACTTTCAATGTATTTGGTGAGAATTACCCCGGCGACGGTTATTGCCATCCATACGGCGAAACACAGATACGTTCTGTTTACAATCAGGGGATTTATGAGAATTGGGTGTTTACGGGTAATGTTTTGGGCTTGACTGAAACGTTCCCGGATATTGTGCATAAATATTCATTAACAGATGCACACCCGGCCCCAAGTGATAAGTATTTTGTGATGGTAAGCATGGAACAAGACTGGAAATTTGGGATAATGAATTGCGTTTTTGTGGAAGTGTATGATCGGGTAAGGATGAAATCTTATTCAGAAGAAAGAAAGTTTAAATACATAACAAATGGATAAACTCATAAAAGGCGAGAATTTACGGGCTCAATTAAAAATTGATGATGAATACTTTGACATCTTTTGTGCAAAGAGTGTAGAGTTTGCTATTGAGCAAGATGAGTTAGAGGTAACTTCAATCAACTCCGGGTCCAGCCGTGAGTATTTACCTGGAATGATGAACGCAACATTATCCACTTCGGGAGTTTCAACTATTGACAATACGGAAGGAAAGATAGCCATAACTTATCTGATGCAACAGAGTATCAGGAGGCAGTTGCAGTATTGGCGAGTTTACCTTGAAGCGGATGATGGTGATACTTTGGAGGCGACTTTTCAAGGAATGATAAGAACTCCAAGTATTAGCCGGGATGGGTTTGGGTATAATCAGAGTTCATTGGTGGTAAGGGTTTCCGGTGATATTGATTTTAACGAAATAGTCCCGCCTCCGTCAACAGAGTTTGATTTACTTTCAGATTACTGGCAGACGGTAAATGGGCAGAATTATATCAGCGGTGCCAGTGCGGTACATGGTTATACTTTGGCGGCAACGGATGAACCTTTGGAAGTAGATGTTGAGGGGGTTGGTTTTGTTTTGGTAACATCAACACCGGCAGACGGCAGGGCTGAATGTAAATTCGGAACTTCGCCGGTAAGGATAACTTTCCCTTCCGACAAGATATTTGACGGAACCGAAAGGGTGTTTGTATTATTTAAACGACCGATATGACGGTAGTCAGTGAAACATATTTGTTAGAGCCGGGTGCGGCTCCGGTTATATTCAATCCTGCATTTGCTTATGTAACAATATTGAGAGTGAGAAGGGAGGGGATCGGATATAACAATACCGGAGGCGGCACACCAGGCAACCGGGAGTTTGTTCATACAATACCTTCGCCGTATATCGTATTTCAGAATCCGGCAGAGGGTTTACCTGGTACGGATGTAGGCACGGAACGAGTAACAGTAATTTATAAAACATAAATATGAAACGGATACTTTTCTTTTTGCTTTTGGTGATTAATCTTTCAGCCTTTGGTCAGGTGCCTTCAGGATATACTCAGGCGTGGTGGAGGTATAAGGTAAAGGCTTTCATTTTTGACAGCACATTGCATATCCCTTCGTACAACGGAACGCCTTCGGGTATAAGGACGGGCGGCTGGGTAGGCGACGGTGCTATTGGGATGGACACGACAAATCACCGGATGTATATTTACAGCGGCGGGGCGTGGTTGCGATTAGCAAGTTATGCAGAGGCAATGAATAGCTGGTCATTGACAGGAAATGCCGGGACCAACACATCCACAAACTTCATCGGGACGACCGATGCGCAGCCGTTGATGTTCCGGTACAACAATCTAAATGCAGGGAGTATAGGGAAGAGGGGTGGGGCTACATATTTAGGTATTGGAGCAGGCGAGAATGACAA